GTGCATACCACGCACAATATCAGCGAAGCTGTCGGGGTCACGATAGCTTTCTGTCTTAGTGATCTGCTGTGCCGTAGCAACAGAAGCGTTTGTACCAGCAACGATGATGCCGAAGTTGGTAGATTGGTTGGCAGTTCCAGTGGTTCCGGGGCCAGTACCAATCTTTGGCAGGTTGTTGGAAACATACACTTTGAAACCGTGCAGGTTATTCAACACGAGACCATTCTGCAGTCCCGATCCACCGAAATCAGCATTAAGCAGACGGCTGTCCTCATCCTTAAGAACTTCAAGGAACACAGGATCAATCACCAACCAACGACCTGTCGTGTCAACAAACTGTGTATCCAGCAGGCGGCTCATACGAGCAATAATGGTCAGGGGCGAAACTGTGCTAGAAGTAGCAGCGGTAGCACCGGGGAAGCGGGGAGCGATAGGAATCGAATGGGCTACAGTAGCACCAGTTGTGGTGATGTTACCGAAGCTAGCCTTGCCAAGCTTCATGCTGGTCAGCAACTCGTCAGCACCGGCTGTCGAAACAGCTTTGGTTCCGGGAGCAGTTGTACGAGCAGAAGAAGCATTGGTGTTCTTGGACGCTTGCTCAAAGCCGCAGAGGTAGCCAAGAACGTCTTGGTCATACTGGTCACGCAGACGATAGGCAGCACGATCAGAGGCCAACGACATGAAGTTCACATGGCTGTGAGCAGCTTCGATGTCATCGATCTTGAATGCAAAGTAGTTAGCTTGGTCAACGACAAGAGTGAAATCCTCGTCATCCAGATCCTGTGCAGTGATCTGAGTGCCACGAGCATAGTTCTTGACAGTGATCTCAGGCTCTTTGATAACCTTAACGGAATCGCCAAAGTTAGCGATCTCACCAAAGTAGTCAGAGTTAGTGATAGCTTCAACAGTGGAAGCTTTACGGAAAGCAAGTTGTACCTGCTTGGAATAAATTACCGGGCTAAAGTTGCCATTGGGCAGATTGCCATAACCCGCAGCGGTGGGAAATGCCATGATATTTGTCCTCCTAAGACAATGTAAAAGTTAAAATAATCCTTGTCTTACACAAAGGTAAGTCAAAGTTTAAATACGCTTAAACACTACCTACAGAGGCTGAAGTTGCTAGGTGCGCCATTGGTTCGGATGCCTCCTTACCTAGACGGGCTATCAACGAATCAGGTAATTCTGTGTTCGTTGTTATGCGTTACAAGTTTTAATTACTAAAGTTGGTAACCTGTGCAGCAGGGGCAACTTACTGAGAGAAAAGAGAATTTATCCCTTTTCCCCCAGTTATAATTACATTTAAAAATTTGTCAAGTATTATCTTGCATTACCTGTCAAATCATATACAAACTTGCCAGCACGAATGGCAGCTACAATTTCTTCCTGCCTTGCTTCATATTCCCGTGCTGACATTTTTTCTACGTCAGATTCCTTGATAAGGCCACCGTCACCAGACTTTTCAGGTGCAGCACCACGGCTTGTTACAACCCCTTTAGCCGCTTCTTTGTCTGCTTCCTTACGAGTCTTCTTGTCGGTACGGATACCCATATCAGCTTTGTACAAATCAATTGCACGTGCAGCCGATACCGCATCAGTTTCGTTTTCGTACAACGCTTGCTGTACCCACTTGGGCTGTGCTTCTACCCAAGCATGAAACTCGTCTTGATCCCTGATCTGATCAAAGTCCGGGTGAATCCGCATTAGTTCTGCTTCAGCCTTTTGCTTAAGTGCATCTAGCTGCATTTCGTCAATTTGCTTCAGACGGTTTTCAATATCAGCAGATTGCTCTTTAGCTTTCTTGATTGCAATTGTTTCTACAATCTTGGCTACGTCAGGGTATTCAGCTGCCCACTTTTGCAACTCTTCTTCAGACTTAGGCAACTTAATTTGCTGCTTCGTTGCTTGCTCTAGTTGAGTCCGGAGTTCGTCAATCTGTTTCTGAAACTCCATCTGTTGCTTTTGTGAGTGCCTACGCAAATCACCATAACGCTTTTTAAAACTTTTTTCTTCGGCTGACGTTGGCTCTTCGTCCATTTCATCTGCCACTTGTTTTGTTTCTGCTTCTGCTACAATCTGTTCAGTCATTGCCTTTAGTTCTGCTTCTTCCTTTTCAATTCTTTCTTCAAGGGCAGAACGTTTTGCAAAACCAGAGTTTTTAATCACTGCTACTTTAGGCGTGTTATCCACTACCATTTCTGCTACTTCACTCATATTTTCCTCTCTTGATGGGGCTAACCGTAGCCAGTAATACTGGGGGATCAGGTAGCCATTACATAGGGGTGTTAGACTTTTTTAACCGCCAGCCCCTTTCTGGTTTTCGGTTTAATAGTAGCGGATTGTACCACAGGTTTACTCTTTTTAGCAAGACCGCCTTTTGCCATTTCTGGCATTTCAATACTTTCACTTACAGCAGGAGTATTTGCTGTAGTGCTACTTACTTCTTTATATCCCTCCGGGATCGGCATTTGAGGTTCGTCATCTTTAAATGGGATATTAATTCTGCTACCCTGATCATTCTCAAATGTCTTCAAATCGTACTTCGATTGTCCCACTTCCCCAAGACCAACAGTTGCAGTCGCAGCACTGGCAGCATCTCCCATTTCATACGCAGCATCAGCACCCGTCCTAGCAGCAGGAGGCTTTGGTGTTGCCGTCGGGAACAACGATTGAAGTAGAGTTTGCCCTAATGCTTTCTGTGCATCTTTTAATACTTTATTCCCTACAGCGTCCCAGTCAAATTCTTGATCTGGGGTAGGCAGTAATTCTATTTTTTCAGAGTCAATGCCATAATCTATTTCACCACTTGCCGTTGTAGGTCTAGTTGGTGCTACCTCGTACTGACTTTCACCTTCTGTTGCGTACGTTGTAGTAGGTGCAGACACAGGTGCAACGAGAGAATAATCGGCAGTAGGTGCAGTAGAAGTAAATGTATCTGCCTGTACTCCGGGGGCAGAAGTTTTTAGTGGTTCAAATCCTTCACCTGTAGTGCCCGGTGTTATGCCAGCACCAAGTGGTTTAGCATCTTGCAATGAGATTGTTGGAGCAGCAGGCTCATCTTTAAATGCTTCTTTAACAGCACTAACAACTTCCCCAGCACCAGCAACAGCCCCTCCGAATACAGCACCTTTAGCTATGTCACCACCAGACAATGTTGCAGTTGTAGCACCACGAGCAGCACCTTTGGCAATATTGCCTGCTACTTGAGACCCTGTTTGTCCTGCTACCTCAGTGCCTACTTTACCCCCAACCTGACCGGCAGCATATGAAATAGCGTATGCTTTACCAATATCTTCAATGCTCCCGCCTTTAGCGGCAGCGTCAGCAGCATTAATATAAGGAACTAAATGAGCATTACCTGTGCCAATAGCAGCAATAGTAGCAATAGTTTTTACTGGATCGTCTAGCATGGGCTGCAAAACATTATCATCAATCCACGCACCAGCGTCACCAATTGCTTTGCCTACGTCTTCAAGTACGTCCCCAACACCTTTAAAGACATCTTCAACGGCATCTACTACCCCTTCAAATACATCGCCAACAGCATCAACTAGCCCCTCACCAAGATCTACTACGGCATCAACTACGCCACCCATTATAATCTCTCCACAGTAAAGGCATATTTATTTCCTTGTTTTCTGACATCGACAGCGTAACCCATACTCTGAAGCAAAGAAATAATTTTTGTATTTTCAGTAGCAGAATGTATTTTATTTATTCCTGCTTTAACTAAAATATCAGCGTATTTCTCAATAGCACCACTTAACATTTGAGGGCTGTCTTGAGTAAACAAATGAACTCTAAATTCTCCATTTTTAACTCTAGTACCTATAAACACTGTGTTATTAATTTGTGTTAAAGAAGATACTCCTTTTGCAACAGCAGCAGCTAGAATTTTAAAAAACTTCTGTTCGTCTTTAGTAAAGCCGCCCCGCTTTAAATCTTCTTTTATAATTTCTGTAGGCTTCATTTTTGGTTGCATGGCTGCAGTTGTTTCAGAAACAGGCGGGGCAACTGCTCCACCTTCAGCCATAGCAAGCTCAGTTTGTTTGCCTGTGTCTTCGTTTTCTACTTCTTCAAGCAACTCATCAATGTTGGACTCAAAGTCACCATTATCTTCCATGGT